AAAAGGTAGCATTTCCCATCAACTTTGCTGTAGCAAACACAGTAACAACAGCAATAGCCGCTTGTATGGGAAAATTAGTTGCGGCAACATAACCCGCCGCCGCACCAGCCCCGCCCGCAAAAGGGCTAGTTGCTCTGCGCCCAAAATCCGACGCTACTTGACGAGTTCTCAGCCTACGACCAGCTTCCATCGCATCAGCATCAGATAACTTAGATGCCGCTCTAGCGAGTTTTTCCAACTCCCCATAAACTCTAGGGCCACCAGCAGATGAAGCAAAAATTTTCTTAGCAGAAGAGTTAATTTTCAACCAACCATCAAGAAAAGTTTTAGCGTCAAAAACCTCGTCTACATCATCTGTTTTTCTTCCAAGACGGCTGATAATAGAGCTTGTGACAGTACCAAAATCTTCTTTTGGAAGACTTTTTTCAAGAGCCTTAATAATCCTAATGCTTTCTTTTGCTCCGCCAGTTTTAATTACATCTGAAATGTATCTATATGCCTGCTCTGGGTCTTCAATCTTAACAACCTTTCCAAAGGCTGTTTCAATTCTTTTCATCCTAGCATTGTAGTAATTATTTGCATTTTTAAATGCGTTGCTTGCTTCAGTCCCAGCAGCTTTTGCAGCAGCCTCAAGGTCTTGCGATAAAGCTGCGTATAATTTTTTCCTAGAAGTCTTGCTTAAAGATTGAGCCAAAGGCCCACTGCTGTCATCAAGAGATTCACCGATTGCTGTTCTGACTTTTCTTAATGTTTCAAATTTAACTCTAGGGTCATTAATTTGAGGCAAACTATCAAGGCTTCCAAAAACATCTTCAATCATCTCTAAAGCTGTATCCTCTAAGTCTGATTTTTTACCAGTCAAATCTTTAATTAAAGCACGGTAACTTTGAGTCTCGCCTATCAAACCCTCAACAGCAGGAAGTCCCTTTGTTGAAGCAACGGCATCTTCTAAATATTTAAGAGTATTTGTTGTTTCAACAGGTGTTTCAGCGGGTATAAGCTCATCTACTTTTTTGTAAAGGTTTCCTGCTCTTTCCTTTGTCTCTTCAATGAATGTATCAGTTCCTCTCAGTAAAGCAGCACCACCCTTTTCTCTAGAAATTTTAGGAGCAAGACTTCCGAGAGCTTCACCAGCCTGTCGTTCTGCTCTTGTCGTTACTGCTGAAATACCCTCACCAACAACAGGAAATTCCTCAAGGGTTTGAGCAATAGCTTTCGGCGCGCCGCCCTTTACTGTAATTGGGGGTGTAATTCCTAACTCACGAAACTCTCCAGCAGCAATTTTTTGCTCTGGAGCGACTTTAGCTCGTGTTAAAGTGGCGGGGCGGGTTGTCATATAACCCATGCCTAAAACTGGCATTGACTCCATCATGCCCATAACATCACGAGCTAACCGTCTTTTTTCTCCCGCTGTAGGCTGGTCTGGGCTAAGCAATCCATAAGCCTCTACTGGAAGAGATAAAGCCCCAGCAACGCCAGTTCCCAATGCGCCCAAACCTAAAAGACCGACATCCGCTGCTCTGCCAGCCGTAGCTGATAATGTAGGCCCAGCAATAGGAATGTCTGCCAGCGCTTTTGTTACAGGACGCTTCATAGCCATAGATGTGAGTTCTCTAAATGGCTCTGTCATAAAGCGAGTTGCGCTGCCAATAACAGGAGTTCTGAAATTGGCCTCAGGAGTTAAATCATCTGGCGATGGAAGTGAAGATTGATAATCCTTAGAAGACAAAAAAGATTCAATAGCAGAGGTCATTTCTGCTTCAGATGTATTGGCTGGAAACTCTAAAACCTCATCACCAACAACAACTTCTATAAAATCAGACATAGTTGGTACTACCTACTGCATTACTTCGAATGGCTTGTCTGGGCCCTGATAACGCAACCGCCTTGCGCCTTGAATAGCTTTTTCTGCTGGAGTGTAAACGCTTAAAGACCCATCAAAAAGTTTTGTGTCATGTTTACTTGGGCTATAAGGCTGAATAATTCCATCATCCCCCAAGACACCATAATATGACGCTCCGAACCTAATCTTAATGTCCTTAAGAACCCGTTCAAATTCCTTTCTTTTCGTTGCTCTGGAAAGTTTACCTTCAAGAGCCTGAATAATGTCTAGCTCTTTTTGACTTAATTGACCAAACCCTGTTGCACCAGTTCGGCTTTGAGTTTTAAGTTTTTCAAGACCCTTACCAGTTAGGAAGCCAATAAGCTCATCCACTTGATTTTTAAACACACCTTGAGGAGTTTGAGCGCCAATAAGAGGAACTTCGGCAAGAGCAGAGCCAATCCCAGTTAAGCCAATAGCCGAATCTTCGTGACTTTTAAGCATTTGCTCAACAGCACCTATGGTGCGAACAATTTGGCCCAATGAAGAGTATGCAGCATCTTGCTTACGCTGTTCTATAATCTTTTCGTTTTGAATTTTTCTAGCTTCATTTTTTACTTTAAGATTATATTCTGCCTCAGTAATTTGCATACCTCGCTCTTTAATGTCAGCGTCAACTTGAGCCTTTGCTTCTTTAAAAGCTATCTCCCTTTCAAATTGTTTTTTCCTTTGGTTAAGCTCTTCTTGGCTAAGTGTTAATTTATCTTTGTCTAAATTAAGCCGTTCGGCTGTTTTCGAACCAGCAATAACCTCAACACTTCCGTCTGAAAGAAGCCTTGTGTCTTTGCTTAAATCAAAACCTTTTTCTTCGGTTGTCGTTTCATAGGCCTTGCCATAAGGAACAATGCGATACTCAGGTTTTCCTTCAAATTGCTTAGCGTCGCTTGCTTGAACAGTTTGCGTTATTTTATATTTATTATCTTCTGGGTCTTTTTTGTAAATATCAACAAAGTCAATATCGCCGCCAATTTTTGTGGTGCCGACTTTTTCGAGCCTTGATGCAGTATTTCCTAGTTCAGACAAAAACTCTGGTGTATTTTCTAAAACCTGAGAAACAACTTCTCCGTTTTTTATAACATTATAAATATTTCCAGCCTTTGGGCCTCTTAATTTACTTTCCGCAACAGCCATTTCACGCTCAAGAAGACCCCGCTTAAACTTACGCTCCTCTTCCTGCTGTGCAGCAATATTGCCAGCCAATAAGCCTTGAGCCAAACTAGAGCCAAGAGAAATAGGTGTGCGACTTGGGCCTTGCAGCAGAGAAGCACCCAAAGCAGACAGGCGAGCGGATGAACCTTCTCCAGTAAACGCTCGGCCTAAACCGCCCAAAACACCACCGCCCCGTGCTTGTTGAGGTTGCATACGTTGCTGAAGCTGCATTTCCATCGGAGACGGTGCTGGCATACGCACAGGCTGCCCCATCAAAGACTGACCGCGAAGTGGGTCAATGCCTCCAACCATATTCATTGGCTGACGCGGTGAAAGAAGACCAGTAAAATCGTAAGGATTAGCCATAATAAAACCTATGCAAGACCTAACAAACCGCCATAAAGAGCAGCTTCTCTACGTTCTTGTGCTGTAGCACTATCGCCTAAAGCACCCGCAAGAGCAGCAGCACCACCTAAGAACTGTTGCCCACGGCTAGGCTCAAAGTACGGTGTAACCTGCGTTGAAACCTGACCCATTGGGAAGCCAGAAATAATATTTTGATAACGAGCCAATTCGTTCATTGGAGATGCTTGCTCATACTGATAACGCTCGATAGCCTCTTGGATGCCGCGTTGCTCTTGAGCTTCACGAGCAGCACCGACTTGTTGCAGGCGAGCAATGTCAGAATAGTCAGCAGAGGCCATCGCTGGGGCCATCTGTGCAGCTTGCAAGCCAAGACCTTGTTGTCTTGCAAAGTCACGATAAGCTACATCAGCGGCTACATCGCCTAATGCTCGCGTCATAACGTCAGTAGCAGCGCCAGAGCCAGAACGTCCACGCATTGAAAGCTGACTTTGCACACGGGCTTGTACAGGGTCTAGCGCACGTTGGATAGCACCAGTAAGCAGACCAGACTGTGCGGGCGGTATATACTGGCCCTGCGCTCCAGTGCTACCAAGAAACGAGCCAACAGTTGCCTGTGCTTGTTGTGTCAATGGGCTACCAGCTACGGCGCGTTGTTCCTGTGCGCGCAGTGCTTGCTCTGTCTGTGGTGCAAAGCCAGCGTAAGTCTGACCTTGATAAAACTGCGGAGCGCCCTGCTGATACTGGCGCAATGCCTCAGACATACCATACTGCAAGAAGGGTTGAGCAAAGGCATCAACACCTGTCTGGGTTACTGTTTCTGTAGTTCCATCTGCCATTTTATTTACCTCTGGCCTTAATTTATACGGTTATCCACCGTTTGTAAACGCTATCCTAGAACAGCGTAATGAAAAAGAATGTCATCTGTATTTGCGTTGCTACGATGTGTAAGCGTGAAGGTTTGCTTGCCCACGCTACTAATATAGAGATGAGATAGCTCTTGGGCTGCATTAGACGATTTAGGTGTCCAAAGAATCACACTGTTAGGGTTTACGCGCAAATCACTAACTGTTGTGGTTGTAGAGCTTGCAGTCAACTGAAACGCGCCAGTAGAGTTTATCTTACCCTCCACAAGGTTGTTCACCACCTCCGCGACCTCACGAGGCGTGCCACCCATATTCGGAAGTCTGCGGTATTGGTTAGCCATTACCTGCGTCCTATCGTGTTGGCATCAACGTCAATGCCCTGCGCCTTCTTCCACTCGCCGCTCAAGTTCAAACGCACCCGATGGTAACGTCCGTTAGAGCGTACAGGGCAGAAGTTGTCATTGTTCAAGGTAGATGCGCTACTAAATGTAAACGTATCAACCTGACGATTGCGGGAGGCAACTTGCGCCGTCACTGTGCCAGTAGAGTTTTCACGCAAGCTAACATATGGAATGACATTGTTCAGCAGTGAGTGAGAACCCTTACGCACCTCAAACTCAGCAGTCTCTACTGTTGCGCTCAATGTGCTTCCTGTGAAGGTTTGGATTTTTTTGTCTTTAGAAGCGGCAAATAGAAACTCGCCGCCGCGATAGACAGCACCATCGAGAGAAGCAGGTAGAACGTCAAGATTACCAAAAGCAGCATCAAGAGCTTCAAGAGTGTAGCCAGCGGTATAAATAGGTGCAACCATATCCACAGCAACAGATGCGGTACTCCACTTATCAAGCGCATAGTTATAGATAATAAGTTTGTCAGGTGAACCATTCGTAGCCGCCGTACTCGCATAAGACCAAACAATAATCTGGCGCAGAGGGTCAGCAGAGGCAGTCATATTCTTAGCATATGCACCGTCCCAATCCTCCAAGAAGAAACGGTTTACCTTCTCTGCACCGATGGCGCGAGAGCGCTCACCATCAAACATATAGAAGCCGTCATCAGCCAGATAGAAGACACTGTGACCAACATTACAAACGCTGCCAGAAACCTTACAGCCACGCACCGTCTCCACCTTGTCGAACTGGAATATCAGTGGCGCACCAATGTAACTACCGCGCACAATGCCCTTCTCCATAAGAATAGTGGCATACTCACCGCCGACAAGTCCAGTCACATCACCCATGTCTTGAATGTCTTGGAAGTCAGCTTGAGTCGTAGCATTTACAGCCCAGCTTGTAGAATCACCAATACCACACCAGCGCACACGGTATGGCTTGTTGCCGTCCGTTGTGTCATTAGTAAAGCCAGTCATTACAAAGTCACGCACCACGGCAAGATACTTGGCCTTCGGAGCATCAGCAGAAAGGTCAGAAAACAATCCAGCAGCGGCAGCGGTAATCTTTTGAATCGGGTCAGCAAAGTTAGTGGAGATTACAGTCTCACCAAACTGAACAAAACGAGGACGGTCTTCTGCGCCAGTGCTGTAGCCGCCAGCCTTACTGATGTCGTCCAAAGAACCATCAGTCGTATCAAACTTGTAAATCTTTGTGCGGTCAGCGGCATACAAACCAACATTGCCATCATCATCGGCAGCAGCAAACATGCCTACAATTACCTCATCGGCAACGCCGCTAATCGGAGAGATGTCCTGCATACTCTCATAGCCAGCAGCAGCAGGAATAACATTGTTAGCTACCGTGACACCTGCATTACCAAAATCTGATTGGTCAGGTAAAAATTCCCCAAAGCTAATCATTGCGAACTCCAGCTTTCATTTCCAGCAGACACGTTTGTCCAAGTATCAGAACTAGCAGCAATCGGTGTCCAGCTCTCACCTTCAGCAGACACCACAGTCCAGCTCTCACCTTCATCTGCTACCTCAGACCATACCTCACCTTCGGCTGCAATAATACCCCACAATTCGCCTAGTTTTTCAGCTTCTACGGCTATTGTAGCGACAGGCTGCGGGTTAGCTGTGGCGAACACTTCAAAGTTGGCGGTGACATCTGGGATGATAGCAAAGGTTTGCAGGCTGGCTGTAGCAGTCGCAAGCAGGCCACCCTCTGCATTGACAGACGCAGACGCAGATGCGGAGCTATCGCCAACTCGCACACGGATGCCAGCAGAGCTAACACTTGCAGAGGAAGAGATAGATGATGCACCAATTTGGATGCGAATACCGTCGGCAGATACGGAGACATTTGCAGACGGTGACGATGCACCAATGACAACCCTAATAGCTTCCGCTGTCGCTATAGCCGATACAGATGGTTGGGCAGCG